GATCAGCGTACTGTCGCCACACATAAGCCTGTGCTTGCCCATAACCCAGACGTCGCCTTCGACGGTTACTGGTATCTGCGGAACTTCTGGCACGTCGTCTTCATCGGTCAAGCCTTCTTCATCAGGCTCTGGTAACAAGTTAGCTATTTCATCTAAGTCGAAGCCTGTCAGGGATAGATCAAAGTCTAGGTCTTGCAGTTCTTCTAGTTCCACCTTTAACAGCTCTTCATCCCATCCTGCATTTAATGCCAGTTTATTATCTGCTATGACATATGCTTTTTTCTGGGCGTCCGTCCATCCTTTAGCTGTCATCACTGGTATTTGATCCAGCCCCAGCTTTTGCGCCGCGAGCAATCTACCGTGTCCAGCTATAAGGGTGCTTTCTTCATCTACCAGAATGGGCGTTGTAAAGCCCCATTCTTTTATACTAGCGGCAATCTCAGAAACCTGTTCATCGCTATGTGTGCGGCTATTTCTGGCGTATGGGATTAATTTGTCAGTAGATATTAGTTTTACTTTGGTTGCAGGCCAGTTTTCTATACCTAACATTTTGACATCTCCCATGATGTTTACCTTTCTTGCAGTGGTAAGCTGTATTTAACAAAACATAGACTAATTAATACAAAAAGCAAAGGATTAGATCAAAAACAGATTAATGGCATATATGGCATATTAATGGCATATACCAAATCTGCCATAAATGATCTTACTAATACTCCTTATTCTTATAGGTATATTATATATATATATATATTATTATTATTATTGTCATACTGTCATACCCCTCCCCTCTCCCCCACAGGTATAGGTATGGGGGGGTAAAAATAGGGGGGGGGGTGTATTAGTGGGTACATGCCATATATGCCAAAAATGCCAAAAATCGGTTTCGCCCTTATTTTATTGGTAAAAATACCTAAAAATAGTATGCCAAAAATACTGCCATAAATACTGCCATAAATAAAAATCACGTTAACGCCGTTAGCATGAAATATTTCTTAATCCGTTCTTGATCGATTTAAAATTAATTTGCACATACTGTAATATTTATTTGCTAAAGGTATTGCAATTAACATTCATACACTATATACAGTATGTATAGAGAGAAAACAAAAGGAATTATAAAATGTTAAACACAACTAAAAATGGCAAATTTGATCAACGATCTGCTGTTGGCAGAAGAATGCAAGCTATTGCAGATAACCCACCAACTTTGGCTGATAAAATAGCTGACCTTCACAAAGAAATAACTGTTGAAGCTAAGAAAGCTGAAATGGCTAATAACAACATTCAATATCTTTTAACTAAAATTTCTAAATTGTCTGAGGGAACTGAGATATTAACTGTAGATCAAATTGCTGAAGCATTAGAGGAGACAGTATAATGAAAACTTTAGATAAACTAAAAGAAATTTGTGATGCTCATGGCGTAATAATGGACGCAGTTAATGGTTACATACATCCAAGTGTCAAAATTGGAAACTGGTGGAGTATCGTGTTCTACGCTCCAAAAGGTAAGGGGTTTATGGCTTCTGGATTATATTGCGTAGGCTTTGGCGATAAATCAATTGTTGCGGCTGTTAAGTATATAAAGGAAGAAATTGCAACAGGCTTCTTTGATTTAGATCCAGATGATGATTTTTATGATGGAAGCGATCTACCATTAACCCACGATATAGAGCGTATATAATATTAAACAGGGGGGCTTCGGCTCCCCACTATTCAAAAAGGAATACATTATGACTGATAGAACATATAAACATTGGAGCTTGGCGGACGATGCCGAGCTTGTTTTGATGCGCGAAGCTAAAGTATCAACTAAGGAAATCGCCAAAACATTAAATCGCACGCCCTCATCTGTAGTTAATCGCATATACCAAAACGAGATACCTTACGGTATTGTTAGTCAAAAGGTATCTATAGAAGATATTGCTGTTGAGTTTGGAGAGCCTGACGGACGTGATGAGATTATTGCCACTGTTGAAGAACGTGCGCGTGCCTACATTGCCACAGAGCCAAAGCGTAGTTGGTTTAAGCGTTGGTTTGGATGGTGATGTGATGCAACAAATATCTATAAGTAATTGTCCTAACTGCAAGAAAAAAACAAAGATACCAGACAGCCGCGAACACATTCTGTATGGCTTTGCTACAGTGAGGCGTAGAAGGTCTTGTTTGTATTGTGACTTTAAAGTTTCGACTATTGAAATCACATTGGAAATGGCAAATCAAATTTTTAAAGAAGATTAGGAGAAAATACATAATGATTATTAAAAGCTGGAAGTTTAATGGATTTAATGGAGACTTCCCAGATTGGGTTCAAGAAAACACTGGCAAGCGCAAAGGTAGCAATGCCCTGTGGGTTTACACCCAGCGCGGTGAGATACCTATTGAGAGTGGATATTGGGTGTCAATTAACCTAAGAGGCCACGTCGATATACACAACGAGGAACCAGAAAATATAAGCCTTAGTGGTGGTAACGAAATTCTAACAGGCGTCCTTATGGTGACTACACTATTGATGGTTGTTGTAATCATGTTGGCGCTGTGATATATATACAATATTGCTCGTAGGTTTTATTTCACCTGTAATAAAAACCTCATCATACTGACCCACTTGGCTAGGCTTCGCACTGCAACGGTGGGTCTTTTTTTGTTTGACGATACCCTCAGTTAGTTTATGATAATAAGGTAAGGCGGTTTCCAAAATCAATCGTTACGGGCAAACTAACGTGATCAATTGGCACTCAGGTAAACTCGCTACCAAATGCGCTAACATTAATACGAATTTTACCGCCGCCTTGCACGACTACTTTCCTAAATTTTTTGGCCTTAACTTAGGCATTGGCGCGTTGGAAATAACACTTGTTTTAACGCAGGTAGCCATACTATCAGGATAATCTTTGTATATTAAAGGATAAATTCTATCGCTTACTTTTATGCAAGTTTGGTAATCTTTGTACATGTATTCCTTTGTAGTAAATACACCACTATCAGGAATAATTGCGTAAGAGATAATTAATACATGCCAGAAGGTCACGATACAAATTTACCAGTTGTCTTTTCTATCATCGGCATTTTATCGGATTCTTTTGAAATCTCTCCACCACATGCCATATATCCACACGAATCTATCCAGTTGTCGTCGTGATCTGGATTAGATTTTATGCGTGCTACCTTTAATAAATTCATCATTACTGCCACATCGTGTGGCTTAATATCTGCTCCAGTATATGTAGACCATAGATCTGCAATCATCTTAAAGTTGCTTTCCATGTCACCATGATCAGAGGCACGATCTTTTGTTACCAATTTCTTGGCGGTATCTAATATATCAGCGCGTGTTTTTATTTTGTTCATTACCCATTTAGCCATTTTGTTTTTCCTAGTTTATTGGTGGTGAGAAGTAAGCGAAGCGTGGACGCCCTTTTGCACCTTCGTTTTGATTTCTACACTCAATGCCTCTGTCAGTCTGTAGTGCATCAAGAATGTCTGCACGTTTGCGGCGATCCATATTAGCGAATGCAGATACGCTTCTAGATAATTCACGCTCAGTTAATCCAATCAATCCAGCCTTTTCAATGCGAGCGTATACTGCCTTACATGCCGCCTCAAATGGGCCTTCAGCCATGTTTGCCCTAAACATTTCGATAGTTTGTAGTGCATAGTAATCCACATATTCTATTGACCACTGCATTGCATCTGCACTTATTTCATCCTGACCCATTGACCGAGCCACAATCAGACTTAGACGCATTGCAATTTCGCGTGATCGATTGTACATAGCCTCCAGACCTGTGCCTGTTTCCTTCTTAATTGCGGCTACTAGACGCTCCTCGTAATTGCGCAAAAGATCTTCAGCTTCCTGACTAAATGCAACTTCGATTGGATGTGGCGGCATGTCGTGGCTGTTGCCTGTATCTAAGTCACCGTCATTTGCATTTGCGTGAGACTTTGCCCAAGCTGATAGCCGATCAGAGATTGTTGACCTACGTTTCTTCTGGGACATCTGCACACCAATTTCAGACTTCACAATTATAAAACGATTGAGCAATCCAGATGCAACATCACCGCCACCAATAGCTTGCATAAATTCTGAGGGTGTAGACATTCCAACCAATGTGAGAGATGGGCGTTTTATAACCTTTTCTAATTTATCTGCGTCTGCTGATTTCATGGTGTTGGTGGCGTATCCCTGCTGTCTTAGTGTACCATCTTGGCGTCCAAAACATTCCATAATCGCAGTTATTGCGTCAGCTTTATGTTGCATCCCTTTTGCAGATGCCGCCTTTAATTGTCGCCCAAGTTCATCAATTACAGATACATGCGTTGGCTTTTTAGTTAGTGTAGACAAAACACCTGCACTTGACGTGTAACCTGCTGGGCCAATTAGATCATCCAATCCAGACTGCTCTAGTAATTCCTCGATGACAGTCTTCGTGTGTTCCTTTCCAGATCCTGTCTCACCAATATTTAGGAAGTAGAGGCTGGAGAAGTTGCGCTGGTCTGTAACCCAGCGGCGTCCCATCGCTACCGATCCAAATGCTAGGGCGCACTGAACTGCGAACTGAGGTTGGGGTTTGATTGCAGATACAGTGTAGTAATTAACCACATCCTGAAGAATACCGGGGACACTTGATAAATGCTCTGGGATATTGCCAGTCGGACTATCCTGAAAATGGCCGCCTATTTTCGGGGTAGTCATAATATTTGCGGCGACTCGTGCGCCATGCTCGATTGCCTCACGATCATATTCGTGGTCTGGGTCTTGGGTTACATTCAAAATCTGGGCGGCTTCCTTGACCGCCTTCTGTACGTTTCCCATATGTTCAAACTGTAACCACAATTCAAATGCATCAAAGGTATGTGCATTATCAAACGGATCGGATGCGTGGTGGCTGTAAGCTCTGCCATCCTCAAATAACTTTACACCTGCCAAGCCTGACGTAGAGTTGGGAGATAGGTATCGATCCCTAGACGTTGGCTTGTATCCATACTGAACCAGCAGGGTGTGCATATCGTGCGCGTCATTGAACTGATCGATCACGGATGTGTTGTTGCCTTTTGGGCGTGGCTTTCGTGTTGGCTGGAACTCTGCCTTCTTCTTCCAAGGGCAGATGTCTTGTAGCTGTGGACGAAACTTATCCCAGTCTCTCCACAATGTCAGGAGCTGTGGCGGTAGCTCTGGCAATCCATCGAAGATCGACCTGCCTGCCCATTCGTATGGCCTACCTGTATCTGGGTGGATAGATGGCGGCAACACATCTTGGACTGAGCCTGCGCGTAATTCAAATACCACTTCGGTCTTGCGTGGATCTCCCTCTACAGGCCACGATATCTTGTGTGTGATTAAATCAGGTGGAGCCTTGAATATCAGCTTGCCACGATTTTCACGCCCAATGATTTGTGGTGCAGATTGCATCAGCTCAGAGAAATCTATGCCCAGCTCCTCGAAGATCAGCTTGGTATTCTCGACGTGATCGATGTCTACGGCGCAGGTTCCTGACGCACCATGTAGTAGACCAACATTGTGGGTCGGGTTCTGCTCATAATACTGACGCGCCGCATCTGGATCTGACAATGCCTTCTCTGGTTGTTGCCAACCAAATCTCGTTGGCCCTTTAGAGCCAGCAGGTATTGTGACTAGATACCATCCTAACTTTGAGCAGTAGTCTTCTAGTTCAAAATTCATTTTTCTTCGCTCAAGTATTGGCTAAGTTTCTTCCAAGTGGTTAAGCTGATGTGATCAACCCCATCCCCTGATGCGATTCCTTTTACTGTTGGATGTGAGAGGCCACACTTCTCTGCGACTACTGTTAAGCGTCGATCCTGCAACGCCTCACGTATATCGTTTAGTGGTAGTAGTGTTTGCATAATTTTGTTCCTTTTTTGCATTATGTGTAAATATATCTTTACAGACTGTAAATCTTCCTGTAAACAAGTTTTTGTAGAGAGAAAAAAAAAGGAGATTGCCATGAGCAATATTGACGGATTAGCGGCTGATTGGCTGTTGGTAAAGGCGCAAGAAAAAGAAATTATCGCACAGCGTCACGCGATAGAAGAGCAAATCAACGCGGCACTAGATGCTAAAGATGAAGGCTCAATTACTCACACATTACAAGATTACAAAATTACATTGACACAGCCTGTGTCTCGTAAGGTTGATCCAATCGCGTGGGATAAAATTAAAGATAAAATTCCAGAAAACATGCACCCAGTAAAAGTCAGTGTAAGTGCTGACGCCGCTGGATGCAGATACTTAGTGGAAAAAGAACCACGCCTTTGGGCAAAAGTTGCAAAGGCGTTTACAACAAAAACTGGCAAGGTTGGCATAAAAGTGGAGTTAAAATAATGGAGCTTACTGCCAATGAATTGGTCATGCTATCCGAAGCGTTGAAGTCTGTGACGTTTATAGATGGCATGTCTAAAAGCCCAGAGCAGATCAGATTGGAACGTAAACTAACACGTTGGTCTGAACATGAAAATCTAATTTTTGTAGAAGGAGAAAATAATGGAAGAAATAAATAAAATATTAGACGAG